AGGGTCAGTTTAACCCCACCCGCCGCCTCCGCCGGTCTTGACTCCATCGACGCCTTCGGGTTGGGCGGCGCGGGCGGCGCAATCGTAATCGGAACATACCGCAAGTCCTCCGGTTTCAAAATAAACGCATACCCCACCGACGCGAATTTATCCTCATATGCTTTTAATTTTTCATCCCGCGCCTCCTCCTGAAAGCACATCGCCGCGATTTGACACCCCCACGTAAATGGCGCATTGTGCCCGTCGTTGACAGGACGACCCCCTTTATCCGGCACTACCAAACACATATTTTTCTTATTCGCATCTTTAAATGCCTGCGGGTCGCCCACATTTTTCACTCCGAAATATGTATATTTGGAAAGAAACAACGACTTGGAACTCATATTCACGAGTTCAAAGAGATTCGTTTTACGGTAGACTGGGTTCGTGCCATCCACCATCAAAATAACCTTCCCTCTGAAATCCGCGAGATTTTCATTCCCTAAATCCTTCGACTGGTATTCACGACCGTATTTCGGTCCAAGCAGGTTTCGCGCAAGGGTCTTGCTCCCCGCAATAATCTTCGCGAGGTTGTCATACATCGTAATATTCTGTGACATTATTCGCATATGAATAATGAAGGGGTCGTTCGGGTTGGGGCATTTGGACCCCGAAAATACATAACTCCCAAGCACTTCAAATGCGTCTGAAACAGGAATGTGATTGTAAGTCTCCTTATAATTGAACGAGTTCACAGAAGATGACGCAATGACAGGTTGATTTTCCACCGAGAAAACTTCAAAATCGATGAAACGACAACCGCGTGCGATGACATATAAAAACGCATCCATACTCACATTTGAGTTCTTGAATTTATCGGGATTGAACGCATTATATGCGGCTTTGATATAGTAATCACGCAGTTTGAATTTCGACTGGTTATCTTCTAGGCTGATGGATGTAATGTTTTTATCAATGAACTCTTTCATATTCACATCATCGGGGTTCGTCATTCCTTCTTTCTCGGGCGCGGGCGTGGGCGCGGGCGCGGGCGCGGTCCCTCCCGTAAACGAATCCACAGTCATCGCCGCCTTCTTACGCTGATGAACCGTCATTTCTGCCTCCGGCGTATTTACAGTAAAATTCTCAGTAGATAGTATGGGTTCATTCCTGTTTCGTGACGCACGGATAGACTCCGGAATCAGTTTTTCGATATCTGATATAAAGGTCTCGGTCGTAGGCTGCGGAGCCACATTATCCACACGCTTCTTCGCACTCGCAGCGAATCCTTCACGCGCCCATCGCCGCTCATAACACCGCGTCTTAATGAGTTCTGATATCTTCCATAACGCGAACACCAAAATAATCACCCCGATAAAGAGATATTCTACTTGATGTTCTTTCATTATGTATCCGCGTTATAGTATATAATTATATAACGGTTATATTATTTTATACGGTATAATATTATATATAAAGTTATATCAAGGTGTATCTATACTAAAATATCCAGCAGCGCAACATAGAAAATGACAGGCGGATTATTGAATCTCATCGCCACTGGCAACCAAAACGTGATTCTAAACGGTAACCCAAAGAAGTCATTTTTCAAAAGCACCTATCTTAAATATACAAACTTCGGCCTTCAAAAGTTTAGAATTGATTTTGACGGTCAGAAGAAACTGCGTATGACGGAGGAGTCCAAGTTCACATTTTATATGCCGAGATATGCGGAATTACTAATGGATACCTATGTTTGCGTGACACTTCCCTCCATCTGGAGTCCCATCCACCCACCCGCCCGCGCGGAAGATATGTGGGCGCCTTATGAATTCCGCTGGATTGAAAATCTCGGCACCCAACTCGTGAAAGAAATCGTGATTTCAGTCGGTGGGATGACCCTCCAACGCTTCACTGGCAATAATCTGATGGCAATCGTAGAACGCGACCTCGACGCAACGAAGCGCGAATTGTATAACCAAATGACCGGACACGTCCCCGAATTATACAATCCAGGTTGTTCTGGCGCGCGCCTGAATCAATATCCGAACGCGTATCGAACTGGGAGTGCTGCCGGCGCGGAACCCTCGATTCGCGGACGCAAAATCTATATCCCCATCAACGCGTGGTTCACACTTTCGTCGAAAATGGCGTTCCCCCTTGTATGCCTCCAGTATAACCAACTTCAAATCGATGTCACGCTGCGACCTGTAAAGGAATTATTCACCATTCGCGATGTAGGCGACTCCGCCAATTTTTGGCCAGTCGTCCAACCCGACTTCACGAACCCCCTCCACCAAATGTGGCGGTTTTTATACCCGCCTCCCAGTATTGATTTATCGCTGAATTCATACCCGAGTAATCGCACAGATTGGAATGCGGATGTTCATCTGATGGCGACGTATTGCTTTCTCTCGGATGATGAATCCAAAGTCTTCGCGGCGAACCAACAAAAATACTTGATTAAGTCCTATTATGATTGGACGTTTAATGATGTGACGGGGAATAAAAAACTTAAGATAGAGAACTCGATGGGGATGGTGTCGTCATGGACGATGTTCTTCCAACGTAGCGACGTGAATTTGCGGAATGAATGGAGCAATTATACAAACTGGCCGTATAATTATCTGCCGTACGATATCATCCCCGCACCGATAGACGATGACTGGCGCCCGACGTCATTTAATGAAGTCGTCACAACGGCGAGTGATATCCAGACAACCGCGTGGCGGGAACGTCTTGATTTCGCAAATGACCGCTACTTCTTTGATAAGAACGGTCCGAAGAACGGTATCGGTCCAGGTATCAATCCGAAGGATAAACGACTCACCGGACTCCATATTACCGGCGACTTCCAATCCGAGAACGAACGCGACATTTTACAGATGTTGGGGATTTCACTGAATGGGAAATACCGGGAGAATCTGCTTGATGCTGGAGTGTATAACTACGTGGAAAAGTATACGCGCACCCGCGGAAGCGCGAAACCGGGGATATATTGCTACAATTTCTGCCTGAATTCCGACCCGCTTGACTTACAACCGAGTGGAGCTATCAATATGAGTAAATTCAACCAGATAGAGCTGGAACTCACGACGATATATCCGCCGTTGGATACTGCTGCGGAGGTGAAGGTGATTTGTAATCCGAACACGGGAGAGATTATCGGGATGAATAAACCGAATGTGAATATTTATTTGTATAACTATGACTTACATATTTTGGAGGAGAGATATAATGTGCTGACGTTTGTGTCGGGGAATGCGGGCCTAATGTACGCGCGGTGACTTCAACCGCGCCTGTGCGATACAAGGGCGCTAATTTTCTATCGTATATATAACCGTATACATTTATATATACCTATACCTATACCTATACCTATACCTACAATGGCTGATGATGAAGATAAGAATATAGACGACGAGGGTGGCGACGAGGGTGGCGACGAGGGTGGCGACGAAGAAGGCGGAGACAAGGGCGAAGAAGAAGGCACCTTTAGCAAAGTGGGTGGAATGTTCGGTGGCGGTGGCGGCGATGGCGGTGACAAGGAAGCCGACGCGGCCAAAGACATAAAAGCCAAAGTCAAGCCGAAATCATTATTCGATATTGCTGCGCTCAAAGAATTTGGTTTAAGTGTCCTCACGCTATTCATTGAAACCCTCATTATATCCGTCGTATGTGTAAACATCCTCTTCTATGCATCCCCAGAAAGTATTCGCGCCAATAATCTCAATCTAGAAAAACTCTTCCCAACCGACCGCCATAATTGGCCATATTGTTATACTAGTGAATATACATCGTGTGATGCTGATTGTGAAGATAAATTCGGCGGTATTGCCGACGACCCCAAATTATCTACTTCCAAGAAAATCTACTTGAAAGCCGCGATTATTCTAGACACATATGTCTTTAAATGGTTCTGTCTCTCAAAAGATGAATTGGATATGATTAAAGAAAGTGTCGATGAAGGTGTAACCCAAGTCAACCTCTTAAATTGGGCGTTTATTAAGGCGCGATTCAAGCAATGGGTGAATAACTCTTTCATTTTCTCGTTTTCATCCGACCGCGCAATGTTGCTCACCGTGCTTGGTTATATCACACGGTTGTCGCACAGTATTCCGAGAGAATTGTATAGCGTAGTCTCCCCGTTGATTATTATTTTTATACCCTTTGTTTTCTTATTGTTTATGGGGTTTATGCTGATGGGTGGTCCATTTTTCACTACTATCATCGGAATGATATTGAACCCGACGGAACACCGGAAAGAGTTTATTGGTGGGTCGCTGTGGTCGATGTTTACCGCATTTAGCATTGGTATATTCCCGGTGGTGTCCTACTTTGTCCAACTCATCCAATTCATCGGGACATTCTTTATTTATCCACTGCTTCACTGGGACCAGTATCGCGAGTTATACGCTCGATATGTCCCGATTATCTTCTTCTTCTTTAATCTGACACTGATGTTTTACGCATTTGAGTATTTAGATATCAATGTGGCGGCGATTGTGATATTGATGCTGCTGGTTCTATACTTGACGCATTACTGGAAGGGGATTATGGAGTTTTTTGATACGATAAAGAATTGGGGGGCGTGAGGCAAAACAAACATAAACGATTCATTCTATAAACTAGTATACTCGTTTATCTGTTATACGCGTGTATTCATTTATACAATGAGTGGTAAGAAAGCAACATCGGCGCCTCTTGGTGCATCTCTCCCCGAGAAATCCACCCCCGAGTATTTTAAGAAATACCCATTTGTGAGTGTTTGCACCCCCACCTTTAACCGTCGTCCCTTCATCCCAGCAATGCTCTCGTGTTTCAATCACCAGGATTATCCACAAGACCGAATGGAGTGGATTATTATTGACGACGGCACCGACCCCGTAGAAGACCTCGTCGCATCACATCCTCGTGTCAAGTATTTCAAATACGACACAAAAATGACACTGGGAAAGAAGCGCAACCTACTTCACGAGAAGTCGCGTGGTGAAATCCTCGTATATATGGACGATGATGACTACTACCCACCCCAACGTGTCTCTCACGCGGTCCATATGCTCACCACCCACCCCGATGCACTTTGCGCGGGTTCAAGCGAGATTTACATCTATTTCAAACACATCGGACAAATGAAGCGGTTCGGTCCTTACGGTCCAAATCACGCAACTGCTGGCACATTTGCGTTCAAACGTAAACTTCTGAAACAGCACCGGTATAATGATGATGCGTGTTTAGCAGAAGAGCGCGCATTCTTGAAAGATTACACAGTCCCCTTCGTTCAACTCGACCCGATGAAGGTGATTTTAGTGTTTTCTCACGAGCATAATACATTTGACAAGCGCAAATTACTAGTAAACGCAAACCCAGACGTCGTGCGCGATTCACCCAAGAAAGTGATGGATTTTATCAAAGATGCCACACTTCGCCGGTTTTATATGGTGGAACTGGAGAAACTTCTCACTGATTATACACCAGGACGTCCCGAAATGAAACCGGATGTTATCGCTCAGACACTTCAATTGGAGAAGGAGCGTGAAAAGATGGCTGCGAATGCGGCTGCGGCGGGAGGTGGCGGTCAAATTATTTTACAGCAACCAGGACAGGCGCCAGTGACACTGAATAATCAACAAGTCGTCCAAATTCTTCAGCAACTACAGAAAGACGTGGATGAACGTAACCAAGAAATCGCGAATCTGAAAGAGGAGAATCGTCAATTGAAAGAGCGGTTAGAACAGACGACGCAATCTCAGAGCGCGCCCGCACCCGAGACTACGACCACGACCGAAGCATCATCAACCGACACAGAAACAATCTATGTCTAGCGCAATAGCGCAATAGCGCAATAACATAATTCAAAATATTATGTTATTCAACGACACGACACGACGCGACACGACGCGAGCGAGCGAGCTTCAAACTTCTTGAATATCAACCGATGTAATCAATAATACCAAGAAACTGTTCTTTCCTTGGTGAATAATAAATTCACGGGATTTGTTATATTCTTCGAATTTCTCGGTAAGAATGCTACGGATTTCACTGACGGGAAGACTATCATCTTTTGTTTTGTATTCACGTCTACTACTGCTGTCGTCATCGTCGTCTCCCCCACGACGACGGTGCTTCTTACTCGACGACGACGACGAGACTGCCGCCGGTGCGTCCGGTTCAATATACTCCCACTCGCCAACCGATTCAATCGTTTGATTATTTGTGATATAAACAACCGAATCCGAATTGAATACAAGCGCTGAACCAGGTGCGTGTTCATATTTCTCAAGTTCAATCTCGGTGATTAGGTCAAAC